TATTGTTTCATTTGTATGAATCCCTTCTAACATATCAAATTGTAAATCGCTTATGTCAGGGTCTATTTTTGTTAAAACATTTGTATTTACTTCTTCGGCATTAACTGATGCCATATTTGAAAGATAATTATATGAAGTAAATTCTAAATTGTTAATACTCATTAATATATATATAGATTTATTTTAAAAAAATAAAAAATATTTTTATATATTATATGGTAAAAATTGATAATTTTAATTATAATAAAGCATCTGTTAAAACTGATAATTCAAATTATAATAAAGTATCTGTTAAAACTGATAGTGCTGTTAAATTAATTGAAACTTTAAAAGATTTAGGAGTTTTTAAAGAAAAAAGAAAACCAAGGGCATCAAAAGCCAAAAAACCTTTAAGCGAAGATATTAGACAAGACAATGATATGAAGGGATATGTTGAACCCGTTCAAGTAAGAGTTGAAGCTGATACACAAGGATTGACTGATGAAGATGTTGAAACTAAAACAAATGCATTAGTAGCTCAAATTAGGGATGAGGTAGCTCAAAATAGAATTGAGGATTTACAAAGAACAACACAAAATTTATTTAGATTATTCAATGCGGTTCAACCAAGAATTGAAAGAACACAACAAGATGTGCCAAGCTCTTATGACCCTTTTAAACAAACTGCGACAGTTTATCAACTCCCAGATATTGAAGAAGAACGTTTTACTGAAACTTTAAATGAAGGTGGTCCTGATGTAGAACCTGCTAAGCAAGAAACTATTTTTACACCTGAAGAGCAAGAAATAGAACAACAAGGTCAAGAATTAGTTAAAAAACAACGTTTAAGAACAATCCGTGATAAAAGGAAAGCATTTACTGATTCATATGGGCTCCCTGAATTACCATCAACCGGAGATGTTGATACAAAAACAATGAGAGATTATTTTATTAATTTTATGAATAATACTAATAATGAATATGATAATAAAATATTACAAAGTAAAGTAAATATGTTTAAAGCTATGGTTGAAATAATTAATTCAACTATTATATAAGTAGATTTTACAGTTTTTTTGTAATTCTTTTTTCTAAAAGAATATATATATGGAAGAAGAAAATATTAGATATGTTGAAATAGAGAATATTAATAATATTTTTAGTTTTGTTAAGCTTGAAGATGATGAACCAATGGAACCTATTAGCACACGTTTTGGCTTTGATGAATGGAAACAAATTGATTATTATAGAAATAGAATTCCAAAGGGATTAATAGAACAATGGCCTTGTTTATATTATTTATTAGAGAATTATTGGCAAGAAGCTATTAAAAAAACACCTTTACAAGAAATTGAAGATAGACAAAAAGAAATATCTAATTAATAATTATGAATGATGCAAAAATTGATAGACCTAAGTCTATTACTCTTTATGATAGCTTACGCGTGGGTTATATACCAAGCGAAAATAAAAAAGCTCAAGAAATGAAAAAATATGGTTATGAAATAGATAAGGGATTAAGTAATGAGAATCAACAAGTTTATTATAATCCGACAGATAAAAAACTATTATATAATATTACGGGCTCACATAATATTCAGGATTGGGTTAATAGTGATTTAAAGCTGGCGCTTGGTATTAATAAAAATCAAGGGAAACCTATTATTGAACGTGGGATTGAATCTTTATTACCTAATGCTTGGAAAAAAGGATTTGATAGAGGATATGAAAATGTTTTTGGGGGATTTAAAGACACTACAAGATATAAGGAAGCAGATGAGACTCTTAAAAAAGCTAAAAAAAAATATAATACATCAAATGTTGATATTACGGCCCATTCATTGGGGGGACGTATTGCACAGGATATATCAAAAAAAACTGATAGAATCCATGTGTTAGATGCCGGCCAAACTATCGGACAAAAGGTAAAGGGTGGTTCTGGCCGTAATATTTATAGAACACAAGGTGATGTTGTTTCAGGGGCTTCAGCTTGGTCCCCTAACGTTCATACTTTAACAAATCCCCATTTATCAAAAATACTTCCGGCCGTAAGTATGATAACAAAAGACCCCCGCGCCATTGGTGTTGCCGGTGCAATAGATGCTTATAATGCACATTCTATTGAAAATATTAAGAAAAGTAATATTTTTATTTAGATTAAAATATTAAGGAAATTTTGTTAAAAAAAATATCTATATATTACATATATGAATTTTATAATATATAGAATTAAAATAAATAATAATAATTATATAGGTTCAACCAAAAATATTAAAAAACGTTTTTATACACATAAAACAAAATATACCGATTATTGTAATGGCAAATGTAAGCGAAAATTATATGAAATGATTTATTTAAATGGGGGATGGTTTAACATTGAAACAGAAGTCATTGAAGAATTTACGTGTGATACACAGGATGAAGCAAGAATTAGAGAAGAATATTGGAGACGTTTTTATAATGCTAATATGAATACTAAAAAAGCATATGAAACAGAAGATGAATTAAAAGAGCGGGTTAAAAATAATAATACAAGACGAAATCCGATTAACAACCCTAAAAGAGACCAAACAACAATTTTTTGTGGATGTGGAGGTCATTATCTTTCATTTAATGAAAAAATACATTGTAAATCAATAATGCACCGTAATTATTTAAATCAATGTGAAAATAATAAATAATATCTTTTTAAAATTATATATAAGAAAAAAATATATTTTATATATATATATGGAAGAACCGCAAAAAAAAGGTATTAGCGAAGCGCAAAAACGAGCTATTAAAAAATATTATGAAAAAAACCGTGAAAAAGTTAATGAATTATCACGCATTAGATATGAAAAAAAGGCTTTATTAAAAAAAGAAGGAATGCTTAAGAAGATAAGTGAAGAGAAAAAGAAAAACCTACTTGTTGAGCTTGAAGAAGAGCGTAAATTGATTTATGCTAATACTTATATTACCGGTATCTTATGTAAAGGATGCGCGAATTATTTACCACCAATGACAATGAACGAACATTTAGACCCTAATAATGCTAAAAATAAATGTAAAAATTGTAATAATAATGATTCTCCTCCAAGTGCTCCAGCTCAAATTCAAGAAGAAATTAAAACTTGTTTTTTTGAATAAATTTTCAATTTAAAGATAAAATAATTATATTAGTATATAATATAAATAAAATGGAATATAATTTCGAAGATTTAAATATGGCAAAAATGAAAATTTTATTGGAAAGATACAACGGACAACAAAAGAGCAAAAAAAAATATTATGAAAAGAATAAAGCAGTAATAAATGAATATTCTAAAAAATATATGGTAGATAGGTATAGTATTGATGAAGAATTTAGAGAGAGACAAAAAGCTTATGCTCGAGAACGTAGAATTAAAAATCAAAATAATCCAGAATTTAAAGAAAAACAAATTAAGGCTTCTAAAGAATACAGAGAGCGACAAAAAATGAAAAAACATATTGAAGAAATGCAAAATGCTCCTGCTTTACAAGACTTTGGAGAATTAGATATAATTATACAATAAATTTATTATTAAATCTTTTACATAAAATAAAAAAAATGATTTATTTTTTATTTTAATTTTATTTTTATTTATTTTGGTTTAAAGACAAAATAATTATATATATATATATTATAAATGACAACTCAAAATGTTAAGGAAAATTTGAATTCAAATGAATTTATTAAATTTAGTTTTTCGGATTTTAAAACTTTTAAAAATAAAGATGGAGAAGAAAAAAAGGATTTTACACCACCTCAGGGATGGAGTAATTTAACTAAAAGCTCATTAAATCAAGAACATAATAATATAGGTATTTTAACAGGACAAAAAAGTAATATAACAGTAATTGATTATGACGATAAAAAAGTATTCAATGAAGATAATTCAAAATTTAAATTTTTTGAAAATAATTATTATATTGTAGAAACTAAAAATGGATATCATATTTATTTTAATTATGTAAATTTAGATAGCGCATTGAAGATTGGTGAATCAAAAAAAATTGATTTATTAAATGATGGTAGATTTGTAATTGCTCCACCTACAAAATATTATACTTTAGACGGAATTTTAATTACATACAAATTAAAAAAAGGCGGTATTATAAAAGATATGCCAGAAGATTTATTCAATTATATAAACGATTTGATTAATAAAAAAAAAGGTATTATTAAACCTATTGAAGAACCTAAAGCAGAAAATACAGGTTTTGGTATAATTCAAGAAGAAAATAAAGATTTAAAATATAATATTAGCACCGAAGAATATTTACCTTATATTGATGAACTTCTTGATTGTTTAAGTGTATCAAGAGCTGATGATAGAGACATATGGATTCAAATTGGTATGTTATTAAAAAAATTAGGGTGTGATGCTGGAGTATATCATAATTTTTCAAGTAAAAGCAGTAAATACGAACAAAAAAATTGTGATTCTACATGGAACAGTTTAAAAGTTGGTGATAGAATAAATATTGGAACATTGATTACATATGCTAAAACTGATGATCCTATAAGATTAAAAAATATTAAAAAAATGATATATGAAAAAAGGAATAATAAAAAAGTTGAAAAAGTAAAAAAAGATGAAAAAAAAAACGATGAAAATATTGATGAAATTAATGAAGATATTATATTTTGTAGTGATGATGATGATGCTTCAACATATATATTTAATATTTTGAAATTCAAATTAAAGTCATACAAAGGAAGACTATTTTATTTAAAAGATAATATATGGATTGATGACCCCGAGAGAGTAAGACCAGAACTTTTACATTATATTAAAAAAAGTAAAATTTATTTAAAAAATGATAAAAATAAATTAATACCTTACGCTCAACAAATTACAAAAGCAGAAAATATTTTGAAATCACTTATCAACACTGTTATAATAGAAAATGATGATCCTGATTTATATGATAAATTTCATAAAACAACAAAGGGTAGGGTATGTTTTAAAGATGGAGTTTTAGATATGGAGGAGAAATCAGAAAATAATAAAAATAATTTTCATTATTGGAATGATGAAGCATATTTTAATAAAAAACCTATATTTTCTACAATAATGATTAATAGAAACTTTGGTGATTATTTTTATAATGATAAAAACAAAGATGAATATATTCAAAAATTAAAAGATGATTTATTTTTAAATAAATATGGAGATGATATGAATGTTTTTTTTCATTTTGTATCAAGGGCTTTAAATGGATATTCTAAAGATAAAAGATGGGCTTCATATCTTGGCAACAGAAACTGCGGAAAAGGTATTGAATATGATTTAATAAAAAATGCGTTTGGTGATTATGTAAAATCTTTTGACCTTGGAAACTTATTATATAGTCGAAAAACTGAGGGTTTAGAAAGCATGGATTGTTCTAAAAAAATGTATTGGTTATTAGACCTTGAATTTGTAAGATTAGCTATAAATCAAGAAGTTCCAGATGATAGCAGTGATTTATTTTTAAATGCTAAAATATTTAAAAAGATTACAGGAGGTAATGATGATATTATAGCTAAACGTAATTATGATAGAGTAGATACACATATAAAAATTGATACTACTTTTTATATTCAAGGTAATAGTGAATTAAAAATAAAACAATTAGATGTTAATGAGGAAAGATTGGAATTTCAATCATCTATTCAATATATTAGCAAAGAAGACATGGAGAAATTTAAATTAACTAAAAGTGAAAATGAATTAAAAAAATATAGAATTGGAAACAGTAAAATTGGCGAAACTGTTTTAACTGATGATTATACTAATGCATTTATTTATTTGATTTATCAATCATCTAAAAGTGATAAAGTCCCTATAAATAGAAAAGAATGTGATGAAGATGAAAATAAGGGTTTATTTCAATGTATTGAAACTTATTATAAAATAACAAATGATAAAAATGATTTTTTATTGATTCAAGATGTTTATGATAGATTAGGAGAAAATGGATTTACAAGTAAAAAAAAGATTAATAATGATTTACAAGTTGTAAATGTTTTTAAAATTAAAGCTACATCAGCACATAAAAAAGGACAGATTAGCTATAATAATAAATATATTTTTACAGGTATTAAAATAAAAGATATGAATAATATTGTAAAAGAAGAGGAAAAAACTATGAATTAATTATAAAATCAGAAAATGATTTATAACATATATTTTTATAAAAGATATAAAAATATAAAATTTTAAAAAATCCAAAAACTCTAAAAACTCCAAAAATCCGGCACTAAATGCAAAATTCATTTATTTTAAAAAAAAGGGTATAGGGTAAGGGTATGACATACTTGCACCCTTACCCTATACCCTCAAAATCAATTATATGCAAACTTTTATTTAGTGTTGGATTTTTGGAGTTTTGGAGTTTTTGGAGTTTATAAAATTATAAATTATTATATCTTTTTTTATTAAAATAGTGTATATAAAAATAAAATCATTGTATAATATATAATAAAATGAGTGATTGGAAAAAAAATAATCAATATACAGATGGATTTTATATTGAATCCAAAAAAATAATTACAAAAAATGATATAATCACAATGTGTGAATTATTAAATCAACAAGACTTTTATAAAGATATTTGTACTTTTGAACCTGAAGCAATAAGTGAAGGTGGAATTGTATTTAAATTTATAAATAATACAAATGATTGGTATAAAACAATGAGAATATTTTTTATAAACCAAAATGATTGCAGATGGTATTCTGTAAATAATAATGTTATGAATGAATGGAAAAATAATGATGATATTATTGCAAAAAATAATAATAAAAAAATTAGAACATTTTTAAAATCATTTAGGAATGCACCAAGATTTACACAAGATGAATTAAAAATATGGGAAGATTGTTTTAATCAAATAGGATTTTTTAGAGTAGGCAAATATCCATCTAAAAAAGATTTAAAATAATAATCTATATAATAAATATAAATGATCTCAAAATGTTATAGTTGTAAATCTTACATTCTTTTATGCATGATGCAAAATGGATTATGCATAAATTGTAAAAGACAAGAAGAAAAAATGAATTTTGAATTGAAATTAAAAAGGCGAAATGATGACCTTACTAATTTAGAAGAAATCCTCCGTAAAAATCCCGATAAAATCTATCATTATTTAGCGTGGTGCGCAATTCATACAAATGTTGATGGTAATTACAGTTATTAAACAATATTAAATTTTTTTTTAAAAGCCCTGATATTTTCATTAATATCAGTGCTATCACCCCACGTGATCCATCTGCTTAATGACCCTGCAGTATAGGGTGTATTCCAGTTTTCCCTTTTTTGATGTCTTTTTATATAGTTTGTTCTTTTATCTTTATCTCCATGGTCTATGTAAGTCTCCCCGCCATACCGCCCGAAATGAATTGTTTTTCCATTATGAAAAATTGCCATAAATCTTTTACCAGATTTTATTCTACTTGATTCAACTATATACATATAAAATAATATTAGATTATTATTTTATATTAAAATCTTATTTTTATTAAAAAATAATTAAGTTTAAACTTAATTTTATAAAATGGTAATATTAAGCTTAAACTTAATTTTATAAAATGGTTATATTAAGTTTATGCTTAAATTTAGTTAATCTATATATTAACATAATATATATATGTATGAAAAAAATATATATACAAATTGATTTTATTATATATAAAACTTTGAAAACAAAAAAATAAAATTTTATGTAAAAGTATATAATAACATATATAAATGTTATAAATAAATTATTATATATACGTATATATAACAAAAAATTATAAAAAAATCTTTTAAAAATTAAATGTTTTTTTCCTTAACAATTTTATAATTTTTGCCGTAGATTTTTTTAAAATCTACTCAAAATAACAAATTGGGGCAGGTTCCGGAGTTGAAATTTTAAATTTACTTTTAACATTTTTTTGTGATTTAGTTTCGCGGGTTTGTGGTTTTATAACTTCCTCTTCCTCACTTTCGGATTCTTCATATATAATTGTTTTCTTTTTTGGCTTCTTCTTTTTTTTAACAACAATGATTTCCTCACTTTGCTCCGAGCCGGACTCATAAACAACTTTAGGTTCAGGCTTTTGCATTGTAGGTGCAGGAGGAGGAGGAACATTTTTAAGGTTTTTTTTAGGTTTTTGGTCTAAAATCTCCTTTGGCACATCTTCCATTGGTTCCTCATCAATATCTTTATTAGGTGTAATTCCGTTTAATTGGTCTTTAATGGCTTTTAATCTTAGTTTTTTTTCTGTTGGTGTTAATCTTTTTTTCTCCAATGCATCACGCATTCTTGCTGTTGCTTGGATTTGGGCCTCGGTTCTGGGTTTCTTTTCTTTGGTGAGTGGCTCGTTCATATATATATATATAAGATTTTATTTTTACTTAATTAAATGTAAAAAATAAATCTGCATTAATAATAATAATGCCTATCATTGATATAAAGGAAGAAGTAAATCCCAATATAAAAAAGACAAAACCCATTAAAGAAAAAATGGATAAATATATAAAAGACATTCCGGATGGTATAAGCCGTCGTAATGGTATGATTTATTTATTGGTGGGTTCTGGTGGTTCTGGTAAGACATCACTACTTATGGGAGCCTTTAAAAAAAACGGTCAATACCATCGTAAATTTCATAATCTTTATTTATTTACTCCATCAATCAGTTTCAATTCAATTCAAAACCATCCTTTTGCTAATCACGATAAAGTATATCACGAATTGAATTATGAAACATTGGATGAACTTAACAATGAACTAATTGATATAAAAGAAGCTAATGATGATGATGATGAAATTGAATATAATTGCGTAGTAATAGATGATTTTGCCAGCTCACTTAAGGAAAAAGACGTCCAAAAATTATTAAACAAAATGTTAATAAAAGCAAGACATTTAAATACTTGTTTTATATTTTGCTTACAATCATTTTTGTATATGCCTAAAATGTTAAGAAAACAAACAACCTATGCAACTATTTTTAAGCCAAAAAATAGTGAAGAATTTTTAACAATAAATAAAGAATTATTACAAATGAAGGAAGAAGATGCCAAGAAATTATTTGATTATGCTTTTGGTGAGGAGTATTCACATTTAGATATTGATACAATTGAAAATAAAATGTATAGAAATTTTAATCCATTAACACTTATAAAAAGTTAATTACTATATATAAACTTTTGCCGTAGATTTTTTTAAAATCTACTAATATAATATAATGCAAAATGAAAGCATACAAATATATTTAAATTCCAGATATGCAACGCAAACTGTCGATGGCAATACTGCTAATTGTATTTATTATCTACCAGTCATTGAAATCCCTGACGGTCATCATATTTATTTATCATTACAAAGTGCACAGATTCCATATTCATTTTATAGTATTACATCAGTTGATAATGTTTTTGAATTTGGAGTTGTTGGTGATACTCCAACAATATATTATGTGCAACCCGGTAATTATACAATAACACAAGTAATAGATATTTTAAAATCAGCAATGGGAGCAAATTATAATATTACATATAGCACAACAACATCAAAATTATTATTTACACATACAACATCAAATTTTACAATATACCCTAACACATTTAATCACGCAATCGGATTTTCAAAAACATATGAAACAACATCTATAGCAAATATTTTATATAGTCGGGATGTTGTAAATCTAAATCAAATAAGAGCTTTAAATATTGAATGTAATTTCCCAACTGGTAATGTAAATGTAGCACAATCAAATAATTTAAATATTTTAGCAACAATCCCAGTATATGTAGCGCCATTTAGTATTATAAATTATCAAAATCCAAATAATTTTAAGACAAATTTGTATATCAATAAATTAGACCAAATTCAAATAAGAATAATTGATAATGATGGACGTCTTATAAATTTAAATGGAATAAATTATCAAATGTTATTACAATTAGATTGTATTAAATTCACAGAATAAAGAAAAATAAAATATTTGAATATAATATAAATGCTTGGAAGTAAAATGCCATTAGGAAAAAATATGATGGGGTCTAAAATGCCATTAGGAAAAAATATGATTGGGTCTAAAATGCCATTATATAGAAATCAAATTGTTAAGAAAATCGCGGATGCCGTTGTTAAAAAAACCGCTGGCTTGGAAAAGATAAGAAAATAAATTCTTATTTAATTCTTTTTTAATTTAATTTTATATTATTTTTTTATTTGTAAATAATATAAATGATCCCCTCCAATTTAAAATTTGTAGGTAAAACCGAGTCAGCTTCCGCACGTAGATTTTTAACTCAAATACAGCCCCAAGGCTCAACCTCCGGGTATCTTCCCGGTGATACAATAATTTTTAATGTACCAACAAGATCCAATACTGCTTTAATTCCCAGTGAATCTTATTTAAAGGGAACTTTTAACTTAATTGTTTCAACTGCCTCCGCTAGTTCTTGTTTAGAATCTTGCGGTTTTCATCAATTCATCCAAAGAATAAGAGTTTTCCACGGCTCAAATCTTTTAGAAGATATTGATAACTACGGCCAACTTGCCAAAGTATTATATGATTACCAAGCCAGTGAAGATGCTGTTAAAGGAAGATTTAGCATTACAACTGGAACCAATCCCGAATTTTCAGGTGTGACAGGTGCATCTGCAGGAGCCCTTCAAAATGCTCGTTCAGTTAATAGAGGAAGAGCTACAGGTGCCCTTGCTACCACTGCTGGTGGAACTCCTATTCCTTTTGCTATAAATTTAATTTCACTTGTCGGAGCATTGTCTCAAAATTCTTATCTTCCTTTGTGGGAGATGACCTCCGCACCCTTAAGAATTGAAATTGTTTTACAATCTTCATTGAATAGAGCAATGATGGTTCAAGGAGGTGCTGGTCTTTCATTTACTGCTAATAATCTTGCTTATTGTGGTGAATTTTTGGAATTAAGCGATTCTGTTATTTCTGCTATTAAAGCTGGTTCAAGTAATCCAATCCAAATGGTCCTCCCTTCTTGGAGAACATATACTAATAGTGCACAATTACCTGCTACCACACAAACACAAATTTCTTTTCCAATTCCCTCAAAATTTTCATCTCTTAAAAGTATTTTAGTCGCAACTAGATCAAGCGCCGGAGGTGATGCAGTTTATCCTTCATCTCATTGTGCTTTTGGTGTAGGTGGAGCAAATAGCACCGGGTACCAATTTAGAATTGGCTCGGAAGTTCTTCCTTCAACTCCAGTTGCATCATTCCCTGAAATTTACAATGAAGTTATTAAATGCTTTGGTAGTGTTGCAGATATGCAAAATCAACCATCTATTGATCGTGAAGCATTTGAATTAAATACTCCTAATAGTGCTGCAGGACTTACTGAAGCCTCAACTGAAGATTCTGGTTCATTCCTTATTGGTATTGATTGTGAAGTTTATCAAAATGTTGATAAAGCTTCTATTTTTGCCGGTCTTAATACTAATACATCCGACATTTATGCTATTATTAATTATTATGCTCCAAGTGCTGTCACTATTTTACAAACTGCTATGGCCTCTTATGATCAAGTTTTAGTTTTTGAAAATGGAGTTTGCTATGCTAGATATTAAGGAAATTAATAACATTTAAAAAATAATTTTTTATACATATTTATAATAAAATCTATGTTTATTATAAATGGACGTTGAAGTAGCGAAATTATGGTTGAATCCATCAGTATTAACAACAACAATATCTAATGTTGGAATAAGAGATTCCACATTTAGAAACTGCACTTATTTTGTAGATTTACGGGAAACATTGGGTGAAACCTTATATACAAAATATGATACATTCAAAGTATTGATAACATATGCAGGAACAATTAGTGCAACAGAAATGAATACTATTTTTGTTAATGGATTAAATCTAATTAACGCATCCTATCAAGGAAAAACAGCATCAACTAATATAGCAGTAGCATCCCAAGGTTCAAGTGCTTCAGTGACACTTGCTAATATAGGAAAACAAACACAAACACGAGAGTTTATAATGATAAAACCAGATAGTAATAAAATTCCACTTACATTTTCAGTAATAGCAGAGAGCGGAGTATCTACAACTATCGCAAACTTTCCAATTTTTTTAACATTTGCCCCAATCAAAAAAGATGTAATTTATAAGAATCCATGGAACTTAGTTTATCAAAACGAACAGACAAACTTTACATTATCAACCCGTATTTTATCAGCAGGTGCAACAAATGCTTTCGGCACAATGAACTCAACAATGACTAATTTTACATTTACAAATGTTAATATGCGTAATATAATAGGAACATTATGGAATAAATATGACAAATTCAATTTAATATGTAGTAGTTATGGTACAGGGAGTGTAGCAACATCATTATCAGGTAATCAAAGATTACAATGGTTCCAAATAAGCGGATTACAATTTATAAACACATTGTCAGTAGTGAATAATAATTCATTACAACGAGATTATACTACAACACCTATTTTTAATCCACAAAACTCAAGCACAGCAGATGCTGAATCATTTTCAAATCCAATTGGTGCAACTACATTTAGAAAACCAGAATCGGAAAATGTAGATTTAACGTTTCAATTATGGTCTATAAATAGTAATGGAACTGTATTAAACGCTCAAATGAATCATTTTACATTAAGTTTTATAGTTGTAGGAGTTAAGGAATAAAATCTAATACTAATATAAATATATGTTATCACAAAATGGTTCATTAATATTATCAACAAATTCGACAGTTAATCCATGCACGATTAACGCACAAAAAACACAATTCACATTTTCAAATATTGATTTAAAAAATGTATTGGGGGAAATGTGGGATAAATATGATATTTTTGCTTTGAAACCAGTAAATCTTGTAACACAAGGAACTATAACACTTGTTAGCGGTTCAACATATGGTATAGTATGCTATAATTTAGCAGGACTTGATTGGACTAATATAAAATATGATACGGCACTTAATAGTAAAAAATATGCTCCAATTGTATTTAGCGCTTCATCATCATCAACACCAAACCAAAATGTATTGATAACAAACACGGGACAAAGTTTTAATTTTCGTAAAGGTCAGCGTTTTGTAGATTTAGAGTTTGCTATGACAGACTCAACAGCAATAGGAATTCAAAATTTTGGAGTTTTTCCAGCAGGAAATATTTATAATGATGCTTCTTTTCATTTTACTTTTGAACCAGTTATTGAAGGTGAAATGAATGAATGCGCCATATTTGGATTTAATACAAATATCGGAATAACAAGCCAAGTAGGGCGAACAATTACATCATCAAATACAGAATATAATTATGCGTCATTTGATATGCGGGATTTATGTTGTGATTTTTGGGATAAACACGATGATTTTGAAATAATGATGTCTTTATATATGACTATTGGAGTTGGCACATTATCAGGTAATGCGCGCACAATGCTTATTCAAATGAATGGCCTTAATTTTGTAAATAATGGAACTCAACAAGGTTCATCAACTGAGCGCTTAAAACTCAATGCCGAAAGTCCAATAATGGGTGGTTTAGTTCATGCAACAGCAGCATCCGGTCATCAAATAGCAAATCAGGTTGCATTTGCTCCAATTCAATTTAAAAAGGATAAAGACAATGTAAATTTAACAATCACATTCCGCAATTATGATAATAATGGAAACTATAATGGACTTACATTAACTAATTATAGAGCAGTAATAACTTTTTACATTAAACCAATCTATAAAATAGAAAAGGCTACATTAAATATTAATCCATTCTTTCTTACAACAACACAAACAAATTTAGGTGTGCGCAATTCAGCATATACACAATTTACAATTAATAATATTGATTTGCGTTCAGTATGCCGTTCAATGTGGGATAAATATGATAAGTTCAATATTTTTTTGACAACTACAGTAAGCACAAATGGATCATCAAATGCTAATAATGGATGTTTTAATTTACAATTAGAAGGTTTAGATTTTATAAATCAAACCGCATATATTACAACAACAGCTCAAACACAAGTTGCGACACTGGGTGCTATACTTATTGGTAATGGTGCACCTTATGTTGGAGGACATCAATGCGCCTATTTGACAACATTTTATAAAACACAAGATTTAGTAAGTTTGACATTTAATGCAATTGAATTAGCACCAACACCAACATTTACAAATTCGCCATTAGAAAATATGTATATATTTACTATTGTCGGAGTAAAAGATGAGTAAAAGATTATTCATTAATCTTAATATAATTTTTAGCTTGTGCGGATGATGACCCCATATCTTCCATTTCATCGGCCATTATTTCATTTGCCATCATTAATTCTTTGTATTTCATTGTCAAATAAAAATGCCTAAGACTATTAATTCCCTTACGTGATTTAAACAATGAATTTAATCTTTGATTAAGGGTAACATTGGTAAGAGGTTTTAAAACTGATGAAAATAAAAGGTGGTCTATTTCATCAGGAATTACTGAAATCCATTTTACCAAAATTTTACGGAGACTCATTGGAATATCAAGGATTTGTTGGCCTTTTAATTCTTGTCCCATTTTTTTGGCTGTTTTATATTTATTAAAAACAAAACGATTCTTTTTAAAATCAATGTAATTATCATCTTCTGTATAATTCTTATACTTCATTGCTACATAGTCCAATGCTCTTCTTGGGACTACGTGTCCGTGATATAAAGACATTATAACATAGTTTTGTATTTCCATCAAATCACTTATTTTAAGATTCTTCTTTTTATATAATAATTCTGCGGTGTGTTTTGATTTTTCAACAATTGAATCAATTTCATCTTTTGTAATTGATGACTCCATTAATTTATTTGTCATCTTTGATTTTTTTGTTTCATCATCATAATCTTTTATATCAACTAACATTTGTTTTTTATATTCTTCAGCATCAGGATGAAGAGCAACAAGTGATGCCAAATATGTTTTTCTTGTTCCATATGGTTTTTTTAATAAAAATGCCATAACTTTTTTATCATCTTTTAAATTATCAATATCAATTTTATCATCATCGCTAAATACATTTTTATATATACTCTTCAATAAACTGTTGTAAGTTTTTATTGAGCCTTCACTCATTGTAGGTTTAT